GTTCGTCAGTACGACATCAACAACGACCGTATGCCTTGCCGTATTGACGTTCTGTACGGCTTCAGCACGATCCGTCCGCAGATGGCTTGCCGCGTCTGGGGCTAACCTGAAACCGGCCCCCGGTTCGCCGGGGGCCAACTTCTTTGAAAGGATTCTACAATGGCTCTCCCCAATGGCGGCGGTGGTTATCAGGTCGGCGACGGCAACCTGGACGAACCGCTTATCGACGCGATCCCGCTTCCGCTCTCGGTTGCTTCGACCGCAACTCTGACTGCGGCCCAAGTGCTGAACGGCATTCTGCTGGTTGGCAGCGGTGCCACCACGGCGCAGACCTACACGCTGCCGACCGTGGCGTTGCTGGAAGCTACCCTGTCCAACTCGGATAAGGTTGGCACGTCGTTCGTGTTCCGTGTGGTCAACCTCGGCACGTCGTCCGGCACCGCGATTATCGCTGCTGGCACCGGCTGGACGGTGACGGGTTCGCTGACCATGACCGTTCCGGTCACGACCGGCGCAACCATGATCGCCCGCAAGTCTGCCGCCGGCGCTTGGACGCTGTACCGCGTCAATTAATGGGTTAGCCCCGGCCTTCGGGTCGGGGCTACCTTTTCAGGAGACAAACAATGGCGAATACCAAATCTATCGGTGTTGCCTTCCTTGACCAAGACATCGTCGGCGCTCAGTTCATTCTGACCGACGAACAGCTTGGCTACACCGCAGAGGCTCAAGGCACGGTCACGCAGTTGACGGACAAAAGCACGGCAGTCACGCTGAACAAGTCGGCTGGCCGCATTACCATGAACAACGCTTCGTTGGCCACGGCCACCAACGCCACGTTCACGCTGAACAACAGTTTGATTTCGGCCAACGACACCGTGATCCTCACGATCTCTGGTGGTCAGGCTACTGCCGGCTCTTACAACGTGTTTGCAAACTCGCTGTCAGCCGGTTCGGTCAGCATCACCTTGCGTAACATCTCCGGCGGCACGCTGTCGGAAGCAATCGTGATCAACTTCGCGCTGATCCACTGCGCCTAACGAAGTGGGCGGCCTTCGGGCCGCCCATTTTAAGGATTTTTTATGGCAGTCATTTATCTGGTTCACCCGACGCACGGCGCGAAGGTCGCGATCTCCAACGAAGAAGCGAATTTGGATGCATTCGACGGCTGGGAACGCTATGATATAAACACGTCATCTGTGGTGACGGACGATGACGAGGACGAGATCGTCAACGAGATGGCGGCACCGAAGCGGCGCGGACGCCCCCGCGCGAAGCTGGAAGGCTAACCAATGACGACTGCTGGAGACATCATCAACGGGTCGCTGCGGCTTTTGGGTGTCCTGGCCGAAGGCGAAGTGCCGTCAGCGGAAACGTCGCAAGACGCGCTGAACGCCATGAACCAGATGATTGATAGCTGGAATACAGAGCGCCTCGCGGTGTTTGCCACGCAGGATCAGGTGTTCACATGGCCTGCGGGCTTGCTGTCGCGCACGCTGGGGCCTACCGGCGACTTCGTTGGCAATCGCCCGGTGCTGCTGGACGACAGCACCTACTTCCGCGACGCCAGCACCGGCATCAGCTACGGCATCAAATTTATCAACCAGCAGCAGTATAACGGGATTGCGGTCAAGACGGTCACGTCAACATTTCCCCAAGTGATCTTTGTCAACAACACGTTCCCCGACATCGAGATGTACATCTACCCGCGGCCTACCCGCGCGCTGGAGTGGCACTTCATCTCCGTCGAAGAACTGACCAAGCCCGCGTTGCTGTCCACCGAACTGACGTTTCCGCCAGGCTATCTGCGGGCGTTCCGCTACAATCTGGCTTGCGAGATGGCGCCGGAATTTGGCGTGGAGCCGTCGCCCCAAGTGCAGCGTATTGCCATGACCAGCAAGCGCAACCTGAAGCGCATCAACAACCCTGACGACATCATGTCCATGCCGTACAGCATCGTGGCAACCCGCCAGCGGTTCAACATATTTGCGGGCAACTACTGATGAAAACGCCGATCCTTGGGTCGGCGTATGTCGCTCGAAGCGTCAACGCCGCTGACAACCGCATGGTCAACCTCTTCCCGGAAGTCGTTCCAGAAGGCGGCAAAGAGCCTGCGTTCCTTCAGCGCGCGCCAGGTTTAGTGCGGCTGTTGACGGCTGGCACCGGCCCCATCCGCGGTCTTTGGCAATTTGGCAACTACGGCTACGCGGTGTCGGGCAACACGCTGTTTCAGATTGACGGAAACTGGATTGCAACCGCCAAAGGGTCAGTCGGCGGCGGCGGCCCGGTCAGCATGGCTGACAACGGCACGCAGCTTTTTATTGCCGCTAACCCAGACGGCTACATCTATAACTCCGCTACCGACGTGTTCCAGCAGATCACCGATCCAGACTTCCCCGGCGCCGGAACGGTCGGCTATCTCGACGGCTATTTCATTTTCAACGAGCCTGGCACGCAGAAAATTTGGGTAACGTCTTTGCTTGATGGCACCAGCGTTGACCCGCTTGAATTTGCCAGCGCGGAAGGCAACCCCGACAACGTCGTGGCAATCTTTGTCGATCACCGCGAAGTCTGGGTTTACGGCACCAACTCGACCGAAGTCTGGTACGACGCCGGGTTGCTTGATTTTCCCTTGGCGCGTATTCAAGGCGCGTACAACGAGCTTGGTTGCGCTGCGCCATACTCCATCGCCAAGATGGACAACCAAATCTACTGGCTTGGCAAGGACGCCCGCGGCCAAGGTATGGTCTTCCGGGCGTCAGGCTACATGGGTCAGCGCATCTCGACCCACGCTATCGAGTGGCAACTCCAGCAGTACACCGATCTGTCGGACGCGGTGGGCTACACCTACCAGCAGGACGGCCACAGCTTCTACGTTCTCAACTTCCCCAGCGCCGACACTACCTGGGTGTTCGACGTTGCGACAGGCGCTTGGCACGAACGCGCTTCGTTTTCCAACGGCGAGTTCAACCGCCACCGCGGCAACAGCCAAATGTTTTTCAACGGTAAAACCGTTATCGGCGATTACCAAAACAACAAAATCTATAGTTTTGATCTGGATGTGTACGCCGACGACGGCGCAATTCAAAAGTGGCTGCGGTCGTGGCGGGCGCTGCCAACCGGCGCTAACAACCTGACCCGCACCATCCAGCACGCAATGCAGCTAGATTGCGAAACGGGTGTCGGGCTGAATGGTTTTTCGCCGCAGGATGCTTTTGGTTTGCTGACTGAAAGCGGTGAGCCGATCATAACGGAAAGCGGCAACCTTCTTGTGGTAGAAGGCACCGCAGCGCCAAGCCCAATAGTGCAGGGCGCTGACCCACAGGTCATGCTGCGTTTCTCTGATGACGGTGGCCACACATGGTCAAACGAACATTGGAAGTCGATGGGGCGCATCGGCGAGTATGGTAACCGCACAATCTGGCGCCGCCTAGGCGCAACGATGAAGATTCGTGACCGCGTGTACGAGGTGTCGGGTACTGACCCGGTGCGTATCTACATCATGGGCGCCGAACTGATTCTGAGCGGGACGCGGGCCTAATGGCACTCGCGCCGATCAATCCAACACAGCTTACGCCGCCGCGCGTCGCGCTGATCGACGAGCGGTCGGGCGCAATCAGCCGCGAGTGGTATCGGTTTTTTCTTTCCTTGTTGACCGCAACGGAAACCAACCAGCAAGAAGTCGGAACCACGCCCGACGCTAACTCGCTGATGGCCACGTATGACGCTATGTTGGCGTCGCTGGCGCAGGAAACCCAGACAAACACATCTGATCTGGCTGCATCGCTGCAACAGCAGATCAATGATGTGTTTACCGCGACCGCTATCACACCCCCGCCTTCCGGCGGCACTGTGACCAGCGTTGATGCGTCTGGCGGTTCAACCGGCTTGCTGTTTACCGGCGGCCCAATCACAACCAGCGGAACGCTCACACTGAGCGGCACGTTGAACGTCGCCAACGGAGGCACAGGCCAGACCAGCTACACCAATGGCCAGTTGCTGATCGGCAACACAACCGGGAATACGCTGACCAAAACCACGCTTACGGCAGGCACCGCGATTAATATTTCCAACGGTGCTGGCTCGATTACGGTCACAAACACGGCCCCTGATCAGATCGTCAGCCTCACCGGCGCCGGTACGACCGTTGTTTCAGGAACGTA